CGGTTCCACCGGTGGCTGCCACGTTCTGGGACGCATGAATCACGGATCCTCTCCCTGACCCCGACCGAAGACGCGATCAGGCAGAGGTATCACAAATCCCGCCGGAGCTACATGACCGACGCTCTAGTCGAGGAGCCCGGCAACGACCCCGACATCGGATACGTCCGGCTGCTGCGTCCCGTCGAGAACCGCGTCCGCACCTTCGACATCACGCCGCAGGCCGCAGTAGACGTAGCCGAGATCTTCACCGGTATCGACATCCGGGACCTGACGGCTATCTGCCAGGCCCTCCAGCGCGCCGGCATTGTGCTCGGCGCCCGCCCGTAACCCCAGCTATAAACCGGTCCCCGGCCAGGCGACCCTACCGCCGGCCGGGGACCTCAACCCGACCCCTGCCAGACAGGAGAAGGATCTGATGCAAGAACTTACGGCCCCCACCGGTCAAGCGGTAGAGCGGCCTCTGAGCCCGCCCGGCCGCTTCTGGGCGATCGGCGTGCTCGTCCTCGCCGCCCTGGTGTCCATGAGCATGAACACCTGGCACGCCTGGAACGCCACCAGCCTGCCGAAGCCGCTTGCGATCCTCTACGGTGTCGCCCCCGTCGCCCTGGCCGCGATGCAGTCCCATGCGGTCGCGCTCCGGGCGCTCCGCAAGGAGAAGGTGGGCGTGTTCCGCCGGACACTCACCTTCTCCCTCGTGATCGGAGGCCTCGGACTCAGTTTCCTCGGGATCTACGACCTGCTGCGGCACGCCGTACCCGACCCGATCCCGGCCGTACCTATCCACGAGCCTGCGGTGTTCTTCTCGATCGTCATCGACCTCATGGCGCTGGCCGCCCTTCACGAGCTGCTGCGCGAATCTCCGTCGCTCGTGAGCGCGGTGCAGGCGGCCGAGGCTGTACCTGAGCCCGTGGCCGAGCCCGCCGCAGTGGAGGCCGAGAGGGTCACCCTGACCCCTGCGAGAATGGAACCAATTGGTTCCATTCCGGCCTCCGTTAGGGCCGACGCAACCGGTGTACCTGACCCGATCATCGGTGTACCTCCGCAGGCCAGCGACCGAGCATCTAACAACGCCTCGGTCTCTGACGTCGACATGAATGAGCCGGTGTTCAGCGAGCAGGTACAGTCCGACCGTGCCGACGATCTGGATGCTCCTTACCGGCCGGTAGCGGTGGCGCAGTTCCTCGGGGAGGTGGCTCAGGGTGAGCCTCCGTCCGTCCGGACGATCAAGGACCGGATGGGCGTAGGTACAGACCGGGCCCGCCGCCTGCAGACGTACCTCGGTGGCCTGGTGGAGGTGTCTCGATGATGGCCACCGATACCTTCAACCGCCCGCAGACGCCGTCCGGGTTCTGGGCCAAGCCGCCCAGCCGTACCCGGCGGGTGATCCATGTGCTGCGGCAGGGCAAGTACGGCCGGCGCACCCTGAAGTTCACCGCACGGTCCGCTACGGCGCCGGTCGCTGGCACCACCAAGCTCGCCTCGACGGTCTGGCACTGGATCCGGGCGGACGACTACGCGGGCGCCGACGACCTGGTGTTCCGGGAGAAGGTACGGACCCGCCGGCGTCGTACAGCGTGGATGACCGGGCTCGGCTACCTCGCCTCAACCGCGGCGGGCACGTGGCTGTGGACGCCGGCCACGCCTTACCTGGCGCTGGCCGCGCTCGCCACAGCGGGCACGGCGGTCGAGGTGCGCAAGCGGGTCGCGGGCAAGCCGCTCCCGTTCAAGCTGCCCGGCCGGAAGGGCGGCACCCCGCAGGAGAACCAGGTGGTGCGGGCGGCGATAGATGCCAAGCTCGGCCGCGCGGAGGGCATGAAGCTCGCCACGCCGATACTCACTGAAGAGGGCGGCTGGACAACGATCCTGCAGCTCCCTCCCGGGCAGCGTGCCCGCGCCTGTCTCGGCAAGGAAGCCGACTTCGCGTCCGCGCTCGGCGTCGGCGAGTCGCAGGTCGTGTTCGAGCTGGTTGACTCCCACGCCGGGCGGCTGGTCGTGTACGTGTCCCAGAGCGACCCCTTTTTGAAGGTGTACCGGTCGCCGCTGATCGGCTGGACGGCGCCGCTCGACTTCTGGCACGGCATCGCGGCTGGGATGAATGGCCGAGGCCAGATGGAGACGCTACGCCTCGTCGATGCCTCGCTGTTGGTCGCGGGCGAGCCTCGCGCTGGTAAGAGCGCTGCGGTGAACACGATCATCGGCACTGCGGCGTTGGCGGTCACCCCCAAGATCCACCTGTGGGACGGCAAGGGCGCAGGCGACCACCGGCCGTGGCGGCGGATCGCCGAGACGGCGGAGAAGCGCAACGCGCCTGGCCTGCTCGCGCACCTGAAGAACATGCAAGCGCAGATGGAGCGCGTGTTCGACATGCTCGACGAGGCAGGTGGATCCACGAAGCTCACGCCTGAGCTGTGCCGGCAGTTCGGCGTGGACGTCGAGCTGACGGTCGTGGACGAGACCCGTTACTACGTCACCTCCCCGCAGGGCTCCGAGATCGTTGAGGTGATGGTGGACATCGCCTCGCGCGGTCCGGCCGCCGGGGTGCTGCTCGTGCTGGCAACTCAGCGGATGACCAAGGATGCGATCCCGCCCGAGCTGAAGGGCGTCTGTTCGCTGCGGTGGGCGATGCGCTGCCCCGACGTGATCGCGTCCAACGCGGTGCTCGGCGCCGGTGCCGCCGGTGCCGGCTACGACGCGTCCGACATCCCCAGGTCGCATCGTGGCGTCGGCATCCTCGACGCGGACGGCTCCGACCCGGTCAAGCTCCGCTCCTACTTCCTCGACGACGCCGGGACGGATCTGCAGGACGTGGCCACGGTGGCGTACGAGCTGCGGCGCGCGGCGGGCACTCTGCCCGAACGGGAGCGGCCTGCCGACAACCTGGCGGAACTTGAGGCGATCCTGTCGGCTTTCGGCGACGACGACAAGCTGTTGCCCGACGAGCTCGCCGAGCGTCTCGGCTGGCATCGGGCAAAGCTCACGACCGAACTGGACGGCGTCCCGGTGAGGCAGATCTGGCGGGACGGCGCCAACGCTGGCCGTGGCTACAAGCGCGACGACATCGCCGCTAGAACGGACCGCTAGGCGGCTGCTAGGGGCCGGATCGTTGCTAGACCTAGCCCCGGCTCTAACAGCCGCCCCACCTGCGCTCTAGCGCCTCTAGCAGCCCACTCACCCCCCACTCAGATGTTGCCCATGGGCAACGTTGGCCCCCCCGAAGGGACACACCGTGGAACTCGTGATCGTCGGCCTGGCCCTGTTGACGCTCGCCCTGTTATGGGACCGTTCGCGATACCCGCGAAGGTTCTGCCGGCCGTGTAAGGGCACAGGCCGGAGAAGGTCATGGCTCAACCGGCAAGCGTTCCGCGTGTGCTCGCGGTGCGGCGGCAAGGGACAGCTGCGGCGCTAGCCGATGTAAGGTTCCGTGCCCCCGAGACCATGGTCTATCCGTAGCCGGATCGCGGGATGGATCTGAAAATCATTGAGGGCTCCGGGCTCGATCCAGCGCACCTCATGCGCTTCGGTCGGCTCCGGCCGTACGTCCCCGCCGGTGACACGGGCGCGCAGGCACACGTTGATGGGCTGCCGCACCTCGTCCACCTTCTTGCCGTGCATGTACACGATGACGTGGTCGGGCGTGGAGAACACGCCCACCAGGCCGATCACCTCGACGTCGAGGCCGGTCTCCTCGCGGCACTCCCGTACGCCCGCCTGCGCGACCGTCTCGCCTTTCTTCACCCCGCCCGTGGGGATCGTCCACAGGTCGTTGTCCGTTCGGCGCAGCAGCAGCAGGCGGCCCGCCTCGTCCCGGACGAATACCGACGCTGACGCCTTACGGCTTGTCGGTGTCGGAGCGTCCGGATCCTGCCAGTGGTCGATGCGCCGTGTTCGCTTGCTCACGCTGCTTCACCGCGCTCCCACGGCCTCGCGGACGCCCACACCCGCTCGAACGACTCCAGGTAGGTGTTGAACCACGCCCCGTCCATCCTGCGCAGATGGATCGTGGGCGTATAGGCGGCGAGCATCCCGTACACGTGGATGTTCACCAGCATCTCGTCATCGAACCGGTAGATGCTGTTGTACAGCGGGGTGTCGTGCAATCTGATCTGCACGACTGGCGGCATGCGCTGGCCGTAGTAGTTGAGCACTGAGGTGACCCGCCCGGCGACACCGCCGCCGATCTGGTGCTCTGCGTCACGGGAGGCGAGCTGCGCGCCCTGCGGATCGCCGAGCAGTAGCCGCACCCGCACGCCAGCCTTTGCCTTGCCCGCCAGGGTGGGTAGCCAGTCGGGGTGCTCCTCCGTCAGGAACAGGCCGGCGAACGCCAGTAGATCGACGTTGCGCTCGGCGTTGCGGAGCGTCTCCGTCCACAGGTGGCGGGGCACGTCGTTGCGGCGCGGATAGGAGGCGATCACCTCGGCACCCACGAGCGATGCCTTGTCGATGGCATCCGGCCACAGATACGACTCGTCCTCTTCGAGGATGGCGGCGACCCGATACCGGGTCTTGGGGTACGGGACTACCGTCCCGTGAAGCCAGCGCTCGACGGACTTGACGCTGACCTCGGCCAGATCCGCGAGCTGTTGGGGGTCGAGCCCCGCGCGGAGAATGGTCCGGCGTAGGCGTTCGTTCACCATGGCGGCATCCTGCCTTAAGGACATCCAGTGCCGTCTAGTTGACTGCAAGATGTCGCCAGGTGTCCAGTGGTGACGGCGCGCTGTCCCCTGGCTACCGAACATGCTGCGTCCATGAGCCGAGCCGCCCCAGATCAACTGGCCAACCTGCGCGCCGCCTACTGCGCCAATTGGACCATCTGGCAGAGCGATGCAGGCGCCCACTACGCGACCCGTCGTCGCGTTCTCCGTGACGCCGAGATTGACGCCGGCCTCGCGCAAACGGTGGCCGCCGACGACGCAACCGCCCTGGCCGAACGACTGCGCACCCAGGAAGGGCTACTGGGGCCGGAAGCCAGATGACCGCACTCCCCGGCCTGCCGGCTGCCGGTGCTGCAGGCGGCGGGCCCGGGGTTCCAAGGCTCCACGAGCTAGCAGAGCCGCGCCGGCCCGGCCGCACCCGGGCTCGCCGCCGCACCACCGGAAGTGATTCACATGCACACCTGGGTACCGCACGCCCCACAAAGGCTCTGGCGTGTCGCCGAGACCTCCTGCCGCTGCGAGGCATACATCCTGTGCTTCGAGCTGGCCGAGTACTACGTCCTGCGCCGCACCGCTGCGGGGACGCTGGAGGAGACCGCCAGAGGCAGCTACGGCCGCGCGGTCGCCGCGTGGGCGGACCTCACCGAGCAGCACCGGCAGGAGGCGCACCAGGCGGTGGCGTCGTGATCGCCGTCCTGCAGATAGTCGCCGCGATATGGGCCGGCGGCACCCTGCTGAGCATCCCTGCCGCGTACGAGGCCCTGGGGCGGCTCACCGCCCACGATCCGCAGCAGATGTGTCCCGGCTGCCGTACGCGCCGCCAGCAGCAGCAGCAGGTAGAGACCGAGTGGTCCGCGTTAAGTCGCGCAGGGGTCGGGCTGATGGTCATCGCCGCGGCGACACGCTGGTGGATCGTGCCGCTCATTGACCTGTGCCAGCGAAAGACACGATGCTCCGGGCCGCCCTGCGCAGCAGCTCGTAGGAGAACCCAACCCACCCAACAGCCTGTCCACGCTCCCTCTCATAGAAAGGCGAGACGCGATGCCCGCACCCCCCAGTCCCATTCCTGAGCTGGGCTTTGTCTGGCTCGAAGTGACCGGCCGATGCCAGCTCGAATGCCTGCACTGCTACGCCGACTCCGGCCCGAAGGGGACGCACGGCAGCATGGACTACTTCGACTGGATTGCCGCGATCGACCAGGCCGCCGGCCTCGGTGTGTCCATGGTGCAGATGATCGGCGGCGAGCCCACCCTCTATCAGGGGCTCCCTGGCCTGATCGCGCACGCGCTCTCCCGCGACGTCGAGGTGGAGGTGTACTCGAACCTCGTACACATCCGCCCCGAGATGTGGGAGACGTTCGCCCTGCCCGGCGTCCGGCTGGCAACCAGCTACTACACCGACGATCCGTCCGAGCACCGGCGCATCACCGGACGGGGCACCACCCTGCACCGCACCCGCAACAACATCGCCCAGGCCCTCGCGATGAGCATCCCGCTGCGGGTCGGCATCATCGACCTCGGCGGCGGCCAGCGCGTCGAGCAGGCACAGGCGCAGCTTGCCGACCTCGGTGTCACCAACATGGGCATCGACCGGATGCGGCTGCTCGGCCGGCCCGCTCGCGGTGCCTGCGACGCCTCCGAGCTGTGCGGGCGATGCGGTGATGGGAAGCTCGCCATCCTGCCTGACGGCAGCGTGGCGCCCTGCCCGCTCGGGCGCTGGCTTTCCGCTGGCGACGTCCGCGACGAGTCGCTAGCGTCCCTCGCAGGGCAGGTTCACCAGGTCGCCCGACAGGTGATCGGCCCGGCCCGGCCGGACGCGTGCAAGCCCCCGTGCGAACCGCAGTGCCACCCCGGCCAAAACCAGTGCTCGCCCGACAAAGACGGGTGCGTCCCTCAGTCGAACTGCAACCCGGCCAAGCCGTGCAAGCCGCAGAACCCGTGCCAGCCCGACGTCACACCGCCGAAGAGGTGACCATGACAGCCACGCCACGCTATGAGGCCAGCGTCCAGGAACTCATCACCTACCTCGCCCACGAACACGTCCTCGACCCAGGCGACCCGCGGTCCAAGCGCCTCATCGAAGGGCTCCGGGCCGTTCCGCGGAACCTGTTCGTCCCTGACCGCGCGTGGGCGTCCCCACAGGGCTGGAGGGGACAGGATCGCGTCATCGACGCCCAAGCCGACTACGAGGATTGGTGGGATGCCGCCTACACGAATTGCGCGATCGTCACTCAGCGGGACGACGGGGCCGCTGATCTCACCGACAACGGCCGGCTTCCCACGAGTTCCCTGTCCTGTCCGTACATCGCCATGACGTGGCTGCGGGAGCTGGAGGTGGAGAGCCATCACCACGTCCTGGACATCGGCACCGGCACCGGGTGGACCGCCGCAGTGCTCGCCTACCTCACCGGCGACAAAGTGGTCAGCATCGACATCGACCCGGCCATCACACAGCAGGCCGAGAAGAACATCGCTCTCAGCGGATTCTCCCCGCTCGTCATCACCGGCGATGGAGCCGCGGGGCATGCGCCTGGCGCACCGTACGACCGGGTACACGTGGCCTGCGGCGTGCGCGACATCCCGTACGCGTGGGTCGAGCAGACCCGCCCAGGCGGCATGATCGTGCTCCCGTACATGCCGTACGCGCACGCGTGGGGCACGCTGCTGCAACTTCGCGTCCTCGACGACGGGTCAGCGATCGGCACCTTCCGCGACCCGGGCGGCTACATGATGATGCGCTCCCAACGCCCCCGGAAGTGGCCGGCCTACCCCGGCGACAGCATCCAGAGCACGAGCCGCATCGATCCCCGCGAGGTCTGGGCATCGCTCGATCACGGGTTCGGGCTCGCCCTGGCCGCCGCGGCGCCGCACATCGTCATCACCAGCAGCGGATGGGAGGAGACCGAGGATTGGTCAGCGTGGGTCATGCGCCTGCGGGACCTGCAAGGCCCTGGTTGGGCTGTCGCTGCCACACCGCCGGGGGAGGACACGGAGGTGACCCAGAGCGAGGGCCGGCAGTTGTGGTCCCATCTAGAGTCCGCGTTCATGGAGTGGCTGCGCGCTGGGCGGCCCGGCCGTGACCAGTACCGGATGCTCGTCACGCGGGCCGGGCAGGACGTGTGGCTGCCCTGAAAGTCCCCTAGAACGCCGAAGCGGCCCCCGCCGCCTCCCATAGAGGGAGGTGACGGGGGCCTTCGTCTGCCCTGTGTGATCAAGGCTAATTTTATTAGCCATGATCACACAGCGGGGCTGGTCTATCGTGGCAGGTTCTCCGACTGACGGGCGTTCGGCACCGCCCACACGCCCAGCGACGTGAGCACGGCCAGGGTGATGTCGATCCACTCCTGCGGCGAGACGACTCCGTCGGTGACCGCGGACTTTGCAACCACCACCGCGGCGAACAGCGCGGCGACGAAGAACTTGGCGTACTTGCCTACCTGCATGGCCCCTCCAATGAGGTCGAATAACTACAAGAGCAGCGGTGATCCTGCTGGTCAGAGCCGGTGGTATGCGAGCCGGTATATTTCCGGGACGTTCATCGGCCCTCGCGTGTTAGAGAAGCGCCGATAAAATCAGCCGTTTCCCAACACCTTGATCAGTGACGCGTCACGGGACCCAGTAGCCGAAGTAGAAGTTGTAGCCCTTGGACTTGCTCGCGCCCACCAGAGTGACCCAGACGGTGTCCCACGCGCCGACCGGCTTGCCGGTGTTGTTGAGCACGTGGCCGTTGGCGCCGCAGTACTTCGGCATGTTCCGGTACACCTTGTGCACGGTGCCGTCCACCGCGGCGGTGCCGTCGCCCATGTAGACGCGCAGCGTGTGGCCGCCGGGCAGCATGTCCGGGTCGGCGCCGTCGGCCACGGGCAGCTTGCCGGCGGTCAGCTTGACCGTGTTGCAGCCGGTCGTCTTGTCGTTGCCGCGGGCGTAGGCGTCCTGCACGAGCAGGTCCGTCACGTTGACCGCCACATCGGTCGTGTTGGTGACCTCGACGTATTCGCGGTTGCGGTTCACGAGAGTGTCCGCACCGTAGGCGTTATAGCCGATCCGGCCGATGGACAGCGAGTCGATCGGCGCAGCCACGGCAGACGCCGGCACGCCGATCAGAGCCAGCGCGGCAAAGAAGGCAGACAGAAGTACAGCGCTCTTGTTCAGGCGCATGAGGATGCTCCTCGAGGATGGGGAAATGCGAAGAGCGCGCCGCATCGGGCAGCGCGCTCGAGGTGACTGAGAAGCGCCGTGCTCGAGCACGGCTTCAGTCGTCGATCAGTTGGCCTCGTCGATGAGGCCCGGGATACGCCCGTCGCCGGGCTGCTCCTCCACAGGCTCGGGAAGCCGCGGAGAGGTAGGAGAGGTCCAGGGCCAGCGCCCCAGCCACAAGCCGTCGCTCACGTGACCGGTGCCGTCCAGGCGGCCCGCCAGGTGCGCTCGTCCACGACGCCGGTGGCGGGGATGCCCTTCTCCTTCTGGAACGCCGCACATGCCTTCTCGTCGGCCTCGGAGTACCAGCCGTCCACGTCGAGGGTCCAGCCGCGTTTGCGCATCTGCCGCTGCCACACCTTGACGTCGTCGCCTTTCGTGGTGGGCGGCCACGACAGGCGCCGCTCCCACTTCGGGACGTCGGGCTCGTCTTCTCCGTCGTCTTCGCCGGCGAGGTATTCGCGCACCAGGTTGAGGAACACGTCCCAAGGGAAGCCGCTGCCGGGGTCGCTGTGATCGGATCGTTTGTAGACGGCGCTGACGTCGGCGTGGGAGGTGAAGCCCTTCTTGCCGGCTCGGAGCTCCGCCTGGGTCAGCTTCTTGACGGGGATCTTGTGCAGCTTGCACCACCCCGCGGCAACCGCGGCGGCCTGCGCGAGCAGGTCCTGGCCGTAGTCGTCCAGCCAGTCGGCGCGCTTCTGCCGGGCGTAGCCGGCGAGCTCCAGTTGCAGCCCGTCAGCGTTCGCCCCGGGCGCAGCCCATGCGGTGTCCTTGTCGGCCACACACCGGACCGCCGAGTTGGAGTCCGCGCACACGTGAGCCGACGCCTGCCGGGTCATGGTGGCGAACATCTTCGCGCAGTCCTCCGCGGTGGTCGCCGTCTCCGGCCACTCCATCGAATGGATTACCACGAGGCGGATCGGGGAGATACGGCCCTTGCTGTAGTGGCGGGCCTGAACGGTCTTCATCGGGACTCCCCTCGATTGAAATGCTCCATGGCGGCCCTCCAGGCGTTGCGGTAGCGCATGAACGAGGCGAGCAGGCCGATCACCATGGCGTCGACCACGACCAGCGGCACGATCGACGCCAGCGCGTCAGCCCACCCGTCCATGCGTGGCATCCACCCGCGGATGGCCAGGACGACAGCGACGCGGATGTAGGCGATCCAGATGGCCAGCATCAGCCCGTTGATCAGGTAGGCGGGGCTTTTGATCGGCCACGACGGCCGGAACTGCACGAGGAACCAGCTCATCGGGACGATCCCCGCCATGAGTGCGGCCCACAGCAGTACTGCGACGAGCATCAGGCACCTCCCTGCACGGACATGCGGACGAGCCAGTCTCCGAACCCGTTGGCTTCGTTGAACTCGCGCAGTTCCCGGGTCACGGTCGCGACGTGGGCGACCACATCGCGGGTGGTGGCCAGCTCCCGCTCGGCCCGCCGTCGCGACGCTTTCGACTTCTCGACCTCGGCCACGATCTCTGGCCGGACTCTGTCCTTGCGTCGCCTCATCGAGGGGCCTCCGACTTGCGTTCTTTCAGGTCGGTGAGCAGATGGATCGTGGTCTGGGCGTTCTCGTGGGAGGCCGACAGCGACGCTTGGATCTTTTCGGCGTGCGCGCCTCGGGTGGTGGCGTGGGCTGCGCGTTCTTCGGCGAGCGCCTGCTTCAGGTATTCGATCTCTTTCTCGGCCTGCGTCATCGCGGGCTTGGGGTAGATCCAGCCGAGCGAGTAGAGCAGGACGACGATCCCGGTAGGGCCCGCCTTAAACAGGACGTCGATCAACTCTGGCGACATGGCCTGCCTTTCCGCTTGAAGGGCAAGCAGGTCGGAGAGGGGAAGGGGTGGCCGCCCGCGCTCCCTTTGGGCGCGCATCCATGCCCGCGCAGGCGGGCATGACTAGGAGGACTTCATGGCGCGGGCAGCCCGCAGCGACGTCTGGACCTCGAAAAGTTTCGCCCTCGTGGCGACTGCGTCGGTCCGCAGCAGGTTGTAGTCGGACGCGGTCGGCGAGCCCGCGATCGTGGACGAAACGAACGAGTCCTGATTCGCCACGTGCGAGGCCGGCAGGTCGATCGTGTTGCCGAACTGGTCAGCAACCTTGAACTGTCCGGAGGAGGCGCCGATGACGAGCCCGCCCGTCTGGCCGGTGGGTGTGCTGTTCGGCAGGAAGAACGGGCCGGACGCCCGGCCGACTTCGACCGCGGCCTGGACGCCGGCCTGCGCCTCCAACGCGGCGACCCGTCTGGCCAACTGCTGGATGATCCGGTTGGTGCCGTCGAGCGGAAACGAGTCGAGGGGCATGCTCACGTGCCGACTCCTGCCTGTGCGGTAATAACCTGCAGCTGGTCTTTGCCGAATGTGCGGGTGGCGGGGGTGAGGGACCAGCCGATCAGGCGTTGGCCTTCGTTGAACGAGGCGCCGCCCTCGCTGGTGGGGACGTGCCAGTCGTTGTTCATCACGAACCTGACCTGGCCGCCGATCATGTTGGGGTGGAAGCCGGACGATCGGCCCAGGATGACGTCGGCGGAGAACACGCGCGGCGCCCCGGCGGCGGTGGCCGCGTAGTAGGCGGCATACCGTTCCAGCTCGGTCATGTCGGTGGAGTTGCCGGGATGGATGAGCCGCTGGTCGAAGATCGGCCAGCCCGCGTCGAGGTGCTCGGTTTCGGTCAGGTCGGTGCGGACCGCGGCCCGGTCCACGCTGGCGTCGCCGGCCGGGATGCCGCCGACCACGCCGAAGCGTGTCCCGCCGCGCAGCGCGGACCGGACTTCCTTGAATCCGGTGACTTCGCCGCCGTTGCGGGCCTGCGTGAACGTGACTTTCAGGCTGGGGAAGTCCAACGTCGGCGATCCCCAAACCCAGCGGCGTTCGATGCCGGCCTCGCCGACGGTCGGGTTGATGACGTAGCCGAAGCCTTGGTCGGCGCGGGCGTAGTCGCGCAGGATCCGGCCGTACGTGGTGGTGTCGGAGACATTGGCGGCCAGCTGCCGGGTGACACCGGACGTGCCTCCGGCCAGGGTAAACCCCATGTTGGAGCGCGGATCCTGGCCCAGGTGGGCGATCAAGGATCGGGCGTTGTCGATCTGGTCGCCGACGTAGAACACGTCCTCCTCCAGAGCGACGCTGGCCATGTAGGCGTCCAATGTCGAGCCCTGCAGCCGCAAACCCAGTCCGAGCCGGGAGGACTGCTCGATTTCGGCGGTGTGCAGCCAGTAGACGCCCCACAGCACGCCGGACCGCCACGGGTGGACGACGAGCCGGCCGGGCCCGCTGTCCAGGTCGGCGGGGTCGCGCGGGATGATCCGGGCCAGCTTGTCGGCTTCGCGCCGGGACGGCATCGGGCACCAGCAGGAGAAGCCGCCAGCGTCGCCGTCCCGCCTGTCCATGGTGACGTCGGTGGCGGTCCGCAGTTCTCCCCGGTAGCTGCCCGTCAGGGCGTCGTGGACGCGATAAGCCATCGGCAGCAGGCCGCGCACCGGCGTGAACGCCGGGAACGGCGGCGGGTCCGGCGGAGTGACGACGGGCGCGGATTCGATGAGGATGGTGATCGCGGCGCCGTACTGCAGCTGCGCGGACGCGGTGTGCAGCTGGGCGGCGGCCGGCGTGGTCGAGTAGATGCGCCGCCAGCTGAGCGAGCCGCCCACCTCGTCGTCGGACTGCAAGTCGATCAGCTTCGTGTAGCCGGTGGGCGTGTCCCACGTGATGTTGGCTTCGTTCGGGATTCCGGCCGCCCACCGGAATTCGAGACCGTCCGCGCTGGCCGGGGTGGCGCCGGGTGACAGGACGCTGGTGGTGGCCGCGTACAGGCTGCCGGCCACCGCCTGCGGCGCCGACGCTTTGGCGCCGGCGAGGGGGACGATGATGGCGACGCCGTCCGCGGTCGCCCCGATCTGCACCGTGTAGGAGGCGGGCTCGTCGGAGGTGGCGCGCCGCCACCACACGTCGACTGCGGACAGGCTGGTCGTTGGCCCTGCGATGCGGGCCAGCAGCTCCCAGTCGCCGCCGCCGGCGATGTTGGAGATGCCGCCGGAGTCGCAGGTGAGGAACGCCAGCAAGGGCTGTCCGGCGATGACCCGTTCGGGCCGGTTGACGGTGGTGATGCCGCCGTTCTCGTTCGTCGCCGAACTGGGGGTGAGAAAGATCGCAGACATCCGTCACCCCTCTTTCCGTCAGGTCAGATGTAGGCGTGCCGCCACAGCACGGTCGCGGACGGCGCGGTCCCGTTTTCGCTGCTGTAGGTGATGGAGGACACGTCGCGGCCGAGCACCAGATCGGCGATGCCGAGGCTGGAGTTGGAGAGGGTGCCGCCCACGTCTTCGGTGCCGATCGACGCGGTACCGCGGAGCGGGTCGACGATCAGGACTTCGCCGACGTCGACGGTCAGATCGAAGCCGACCGTCACCACCGCGTCGCTGCCGTCGTCCAAGGTGCGTTCGATCACCAGCTCGGGATTGAGTGTTGGCCCGGGGCAGCGGATGAGCGGGTGCGTCGTGTTGTTTCCGGCGTGGAAGGCGTCGACGGTGGCGCCGTCGGCGACGACTGCGGACAGCAGCTCCCGCGAGTACAGGCGAGGGTTGGACAGTTCCCACAGTGCGTAGCCGGGGGCGAAGCCGATCCGAAAGTTTTTGTCGATTTCGACGGTGCGTTTCAGGCAGGCAGCCTGGCCGACCAGGATCTGCTCGCCCACCCGGATGGCGAGCGGCACTTCCTCATCAGCTTCCGGCAAAGGGAGCCCGGTGAGGAGGTTGAGGGCGATCTGCTCGACTTCGTCGCGGCTCCCGCGCACGTTGAATTCGTAGGCGACCCTGCGAGCTTGGGCGTACTTCGACCCGGACAGGGCTCCGTGCGCGGACGGGTGGGGCACGTTGCCGTTGTCGATGTCGGGCATGTCGACGAACCAGCCGGCGAGCTTCTTCCACCGGTATGGGGTGCCGGAACCCATCTTGAAGCCGTTGAAGCTGATTTGGCCGGGGCCGGTCAAATCGTCGCCGGGGTTTAACGGGACGGAGACGGTCGGCGTGGGGATGACGGCCCGGCCGACCAGGACGGCAGGGTGCAGGCCGATGCCGAGCGAAATGTCGGGGGTGGGGATGGTCGTCGAGGTGACGACCACGCTCGGCTGGACGTTGGTGGGCGGCGAGTCGCCGACGAACACGTCCGGTGTCGGGATGATCGCGGTGCCGGTGACAAGGCCGGCGTCGACGCTCGCCCCGGCGGACACGTCCGGGGCGGGGATGCTGGCGGCGGCCTGCACGACGGCCGGGGCGGCACTGACGTGCTGGCCGCGTTTCGGCGTGGTCTGAATGAACGGTTCGCCGTACCCGATCGGCGACGACGCGGTGGCGACGCTGGTGCCGGTGAGCGCAGTCTGGTTGGCGGCGCCGACCCAGTCTTTGACGGCCTGGCTGGTGGCGGACTGGTCGAGCACCCACATCGCGGCCGGGCCCGCGTCCCGCCACCCGCCCAGGGAGTGGGCCAGATTTTCGATCTCGGCCTGGGTCAGGATCCGGTTGTAGATGGCGGCGGCGGCGATCTCGCCGTTGAAGAAGCTGGTGGCGTCGTAGCTGGCGCCGATGCGGACCGTGCCGGATCCGCCGGGCGCGGTTCCGTCGGCGACGGTTTCGTCGTCGGTCTCGTGCGTCCACGTGTCGGTGCTGTACACGTAGCGGCGCCAGGTCGGCGCCTCGGTGCCGGTCGGCTTGCTGACCGCGATCAGAACCCAGCCGCTGGAGGTGGTGACGGTGAGGTCGGAGATGGCGAGGCCGACGCCGTTGCCGTAGTAGGCGAGCGTGCCATCGGCGAACGCCACCAGGTTCGCGGCGAGAGCCGCCGACCCGTCGGCGATGGACAGCACGTCGCCGTCAGCGTTCGCGCCGCGCCGCAACACGGCCACCCACGTGGAGGCGAGGGTGACCGCCGACAGGCCGCCTACCGAGCATGTGACCTTGTCGTCTACGCCGTCGAACAGCCGCGCCACGGGCCACCCCCCTCGTTCACGTGGTGGTGTAGGTGAGCGCGACGGCGACGACTTCCATGTCGCCGGCCGCGGTGTCGGAGCCGTTGGCGGCGTCCCGCGCCAGGTAGGCGACCACGAAATCGCCCGCCGCGAGCGAGTCGGCGTTGGTGAGCGTCAGCGAGATTTCGCCCACCTTCCCGGCCGTCGTGGCCGGGACCGCCGTCGCCGAGCTGGTGTTGGCGGCGGCGAACGCTTTCGCGTCGGCGTCGGTCGCGTCGCCGGGCGTGATCGCCGCCAGGCGCCCTTCGACGATCACGTTGCCGGTGACCGCGGACGCCATCTTGAACTGCACCTTCAGGACAGGCCCAGAGGCGTAGTCGGCCGGCATCCGAAACGACCAGTACAGCTGTTCTTTGGTGGAGGCGTCGAAGAGGGCGTGCTTGAAGTACGGGCTCGGCGCGCTCGCCGAGCTCTTCACTTTTCTGATGTCGGGGGCGGCGTTCGATGCGGACCCGTCGGGCAGGTCGGCCGCCCCGATCGGCAGAATGATGGTCCCGGTGGCCATGCGGCGTCCTCCTTACGGGGTCAGGTCGAGCAGGAAGATGCCCAGCGAGTCGTGCGTGACCAGGAACGTGCCGTCCTGAGTTTCAAAATCTTCGCCGAACCAGACGGCGGCGAGGGCGCGGTCGGCGTGGGCGTCGTCGTACAGGAGATAGCCCTCGGCGATGATCGTCGAGTCGGGGATGGAGAAGTTGTCGCCGTCAAACTTCATCGACCCGGAGGCGTGGGTGAGGGTGGTGTTGACCACCAGCACGCCGCCCGCCGTATATCCGGCCCCACTGGATTCGTTGGCGGTCGCCCACGTGCCCGCGTTGTAGGCGGTGTCCGTCCCGAAGTTCGGGGTGACGGCAACGCCGAAAAACGCGGCCTTCAGGTCGGTCTCCGAGGTGAGATCCGTCGCCAACTGGGAGTCGTCCCACTTGTCGATGTGGGCGGCCACCATCAGCCCGGACGCGCTCCACGCCATCAGGCACCGTCCTTTCCGAATCGGGCCCGGCCGCGCACAACCTTGGGCGTGGCCTCGACCGAGCCGGGCGCCAGCCCGTCAGGGGCGGCCGCCGCCGCGGTGGTGGAGAGCTGGGCCATGGCGTCGAGCAGCGTCCCGTGCTGGGCACGGATGCGGGCGATCTCCTGCTCGTGCTGCCGGATCTCGTCGGCCGGAGCGCCGCGGGCGGCCAGGCGGGTGATCTCCTGCTCGGCCTTGCGGATCGCATCGACGGCCCGCAGCCACGTGCGGGTCTCGGCCAGGGACTCCATCTCGACCCGGCGGGCCTGCCGCGTCTCGTCGGTGGGGTCGGTCGTGTGGGCTTCCTTCGCCGCCTGCAGCCGCTCCGCCTCATCTTCGAGCGCGACCTCCAGTTCGAGGCGTGCCCTCGCCCGGCCGCGCCTCACCGGAGCCTCCCCACCACGAGGGGGGCGTGGACGTGCACGTCCCGGTGCTCGCCGTGCCGGTCGGTGCGGTCGCGGACGGCCACGACCGCACCCGAGTCCGTCATGCGCCGGATGACGCGTACGACGCGCAGGCCGCGCCGCTCCTCCCGCGCCACGGGGCGGGCCCGGCCCGGGTTGGATTGGACAGTTTTGAGCCGGGCCAGATCTGCGGGCGTGAAGCCCTGAACACTTCCAGGCATGCCGAGATCACCTCTCCTCAGGGGTGGTGGTGGGTCAGGCTGTTGCGCCGCGCAGGCTGTATTCCAGGCCCATCGCCTGCGTGAGCCGGCCAATGTCGGCCTCTTCGCGGATGACGCTGCCGCGCAGGTCGACGTTGACGGCCGGCTGCCCGCCCGCGGCGGCTGGCGTCTGGGCGGGCGGCGTGTTGTACGGCACGCCCTGCATGCCGAGCCCGGCCATGGCCGGGTTTTTGCCGATGCTGCCCGCGAACATGCCGAGACTGCCCATACCACTGCTGGCTGCCGCGGCTTGAGCACCGGTGATGGCGGCGTTGACGAGGCTGGTCGCCGTATCGCGGACGACGTCCGACATGGCGTTCATCCCGAGGACGAAGCCCTGCATGGACTGGGTGCCGATCTTCTCGAACACCTTCGAAGGCGAATGGATGCCGAGCAGGTTCTTGGCCGCATCGACGGCGTTTTGTACGGTGCCTCTCGCTGATTCAACGAGTTGACCGGCCATCGACTTGATGCCGTTAATCATGCCGTTGATGAGGTCGCGTCCGGCCTGCAAAAGCCAGGAGCCGGCGGCGGAGAACACGGCCTTGATCTTGCCCGGCAGGGCCTTCAGCCAGGTGACCAGCTCATCCGCCTTCTGCGTGGCGCTGGTCTTGATCCCTTCCCACGAGCTGGCCGTCTGCGTCTTGAGGTCGTTCCAGCCGGTGACGAAGAAGTCCCGCACCTTGCCAGGAACACCGCGCAGCCAGCTGACCAGCTCGTCTGCTTTTCGCGTGGTGCCCGACTTGATCCCTTCCCACGATTCGGCCGTCTTCGCTTTCAGGTTGTTCCAGCCGGTGACGAAGAACTCTTGGACCCTGGTCGGGACCTGTCCGAGCCAGCCGATGATGTCGTCCCAGGCCGCGACCGTCGTGTCCTTGACGGACGCCCAGCTGTCGGCGAAGAACGGGCCTACCGAAGAGTCGAACCAGGCGGTGAATTCGTTCCAGTCCGCCTCCACATCGGCCGGGGACGGGAACATCTTCTTCAGCTCGGTCATGGCCTGCTCGCCGAGGGCGGCGAACACGTTCTCCCACGAGCGGGACCATTGGTCGGCGGATGCTGACGCGGTGTCGCCGAGCGTCTTGTCGGCTTCCTGGACCGCGCCGGAGAAGTCGCCGATCGTGGTCTTCGCCTGGTCCAGGTTGAGGGCGTTGATCGACTTGGCCATGTCTTCGGCCTTGGTCCCGAACAGGGCGACCGCGAGCTGGGATCGCTTGGCGGGGTCTTCGACCTCGCCGAGCTTCTCCAGGATCTGCTGCAGGGCTTCGCGGGCTTTCGGGCCGCCCTTGGCGAACGCGTCCGCCATCTCCTTCGCGTTCAACCCGAGGGCCTTCAGCGCGGGGGCGGCCGACATGTCCTTGACGCGGATGTCCAGCTCTTTCAGGGCGTCGGCGACGGTGTCGGAGTCGCGGGCGCCGGCCTTCAAGCCCTGAGCGAGGAGGCCGAGCGCGTCCTTCGCGTCCAGGCCGAGATCGCGGAAGATCGTCGAATACTCGTTGAAAGTATCCAAGAGGTCATCGGACTTGTTGACGCCCTCCTGCTGGCCGCGGATCAGAACGTCGAACGCGTCCTTCGCGGACGGGGCGAGATCGTTGCGCAGCATCTGGGCGACGGCCCGGGTCACGGAGGACACGTCCTCATCCATCACCTTGGCCACCGTCAGCGCCTGCGCGGTCATGTCCTTCAGCGCGGAGTCGCCCAGCTTGCCCGCGCCGTCGATGTTCTGCAGCACCCGGGCGAGAGCGTCAGTGACGTCGCCGAGGCTTTCGCCGTAGGCGTCGGCGTACAGCTCACCCGCGATCGTGCCCAGGCGTTCCGACTCGGCGCCGAACGCGCCGACCTTCACCGCCAGCGTGGCGAACAGGTCCTCTCGCTCCATCGCGGTTTTGATGCCGTCCAGGAGCATGCCGCCGATCGCCGCGCCGGCGGCTGCGGCGAGGCCGACCGCTCCGGCCTTCAACCCGCCGATGAGGGATTCGCCGATCCCGGCCATTCGGCCGCCGCCCCGCCCGCCACCGCCGCCGTCTTCGACGCCGTCGCCGAACTCCTGGCCCGTCTTGCGGCCCTGCTCGCGCGCCTGCTCGGGGGCATCTTTCAGCCCGTCCTTGAGGCCTTCGGCGAGCTCCTGGCCTGCCTTCTTGCCGGATTCTTTGGCGTCGTCGTCGAGCTGGCTAAACGCCTTGTCAAGTTCGGCGTCGAGCTCGGCCGCGAACCGGTCCGCGTCGGCCAGCATGTCGGCCAAGCTCGTGTCGAGCTCGCGCTCCAGCTGGTCCAGGTCGGCGATGGCTGACGCCGGGTCGAGGCCGTCGGCGATGGCCCGCTCGATCTCGGAGAAGCTTTTGGTGACCGTGGACTCGATCGACGCCGTCTTGGTCGACGTGGTGGATTCCAGCCGGCCGAGGCTGTTCTCCGCTGACCGGAGTTCGGAGGCGAAGCCCTTGTCTTCCAGGTCGATGAAGCCGGTCAGCTCGCCCACGGTCATGCCCACGAGAGGTCACCGCCTCTCGTCACAGGGTGTTGATGTAGGAGCGGGCGCGTTCGCCGGTCAACTCGACCGGCGCATGGGCGATAACGTGCCGGTACAGCGCCTGGGGGCTGAGCCCGTACAAGAGGGTGTAGAAGCGCCGCCAGGTCAGATCGGCTATCGCTTGCGGCGCGAGGCCGTACTCCCTGAAGAAGTCCGCTTCGATGATCGGCCAGTACTTCCTGACGCGCCGCTCGCCGGGGTCGAGCTCTGGCCTTTTCCCTCCGCGTCCTCGCCGTCATCCTTGGACCTGACGACCTCGTACGCCTCCCGGAAGGTGATCGGCTTGCCCTTGCCGTGCGACAGGCCCCAGGCGAGGATCACCCGGAACTCGCGCGCCCCCATCCCGGCCTCGCGCCACACGTCGAGCACATCAACGCCGAACAGCTCGGCGAGCAGGTCGGCGAACGCCCGGTCATCGCTGCTGTCCTTGAGGCGTTGCGACTTCTGCTCGTACCTGAGGGGCAGGTCCTGCGGCACCTTGATGGTGACGCCGCGGATGGTCTCGGTGGGGGCGTGGCCGTGCTCGGCCGCCTCCTGGCGGAGGGTTTCGTCCCAGAACTCGTCGAAGCCCTGAAACTCGGCCTCGTCGCGCTCGGTGGGCTCGTCCAGGGCGTCGGCGTCGAATGGCTCGGAATTCGACATGATCAGGCCACCTCCGCCGTGGTGGTCAGGCCGGACTTGGTGATGGTGGCGGACCAGGCGGAAACCGGGTTGGTTTCACCTCCGGTCTCGCCCACGCTCACGGTGCACGACCAGATCTTCCACTCGGTGTCCATCGGGTGCCGGAACCGGATGCGGCCGAGCGAGTCGAAGCCGACCTTGTCCTCGCCGGCCATCTCTTCGATGCGGGCCCGGCCCGGCTGCAGGGCGCCGGTGAGGTGGTCCTTCAGTTCGTCGCCTGCGAGCGCCATGGAGGCGCCGCGCTGCATGACCCACTGCTCGTACGCGCCCTCGCTGTCGAAGTTGGTGATGTCGGCCGTCTCTTCGTTTTCGGCCCGGTTGATGGTGGCCGACTTCAGGTTTTCGACGCGCAGCCACGTGTCGGGTGTCGCGCTTTCGGCTTGGATGATGATGTCCCGCGCGGGGATCTGCACTGCCGTCATGCTGGGTTCTCCCTGTTCGTGCTGGTCCGGCTGATCTCGCAGCGGAAGTTGACGGTGTACTCGTCACGGCTGTTGGCGTCCTGGCCGATGAAGACTGGCCCGCCGTTGAGGCCGACCAGCTGCGACAGCCAGGTCCCGCCCGGCAACGTCATGCGCTCCAAGCCGTTGAGCCGGTCGTAGATGAGCTCCGCGTCACGCTCGGCGACGCGTACGTCGGCGGCGGGGCCGCGGCATCGGAACTGGACGTTGGGGGCGTCGTAGTTGTCGGCGAGCACCGATTCCGTGCCGCCGTAGCGGGCGACCGCGACCGCGCGGTCTGGGGCGGCCGGCAGCTTCGTGGAGTAGGCGGGGCCGATGTCGAGGTCGAGCAGGTCGAGCAGCGCGATCAGCTCTTCCAGGAGGGTCATCTCAGGCTCCGCCTGATCTCTGCGGCGATCAGCTCCCGCATGACCGCCTGCTCGCTGTTCATCGGCTCCTCCAGGTATTTAGCCTGGCGGCCCTCGTCGTGCCTCCACGTGAGCTCTTCGTGCTGCCTCACCGCGTACGGCGTGGAGTAGGAGACGGCGGCGCGAAGGTTGGCTTCGTCGACGGTGACGGTGCCTGACCGCTCCAAGGTGCCCTCTTCGTGCGGGACCAGCTCGCGCGACTTCTGCAGGAGGTGTTCGGCGGCCACCTTCAGCCCCTTCAGCGCCCCCGCGCGCTCGGCCGCGAGGATCTTGCCCAGGTTGGATTTCAGTACGGCACGGACCGCCACGGAGCCTCCTACTGGAGAGCCACCTCAAGGTGGTCGGGGGTGGGCAGGCCGCCGCCGTCCCGCCGAGACTCGGCCAGGACCGTGGTTTGGCGGCCGTTGACGGTCACGCGGGAGTGGACGGGGCAGACGGTGTCGAGCGGCGCGTAGAACGTGGTCTCGGACACGACCTGGTCGCCGGTCGGCCCGATCACCAGCCTGCGTTTGTCGTCGACGAAGCAGGCGACCGTGGCAGCGTCGCCGTACTCCGGGCCGAACGGTCCATCGCCCTCGAACGGCTCCACCTGGACGGTGTGCCGGAGGAGGAAGCCGGGAAGCTCACCCATCAGCAGTACGTCCACGGCGAGAAGCCGGTCAGCCCGGCCTGCTGGAGGATCGCCCACGCTTGGGAAGCGAGGCGGGTTGCGGCCGAGCTTCCGCCACCCGCCCCGCCGCTCTGGGCCCTGCCGAGGCTGACGGAGCCGATGGACACGTTGGCGTACTCGCCGAGCGCCCCCGTCCCGTCCTCGCCCACCGCGGCCCAGGCGGCGACCTGCTCGCAGGTGGCCTCCTTCAGCGCGGTGATGTGGGCGGGCGTGGTGGGCAGGCCGTCCTCGTCGACGTCGTAGACGGAGGAGAGCAGGGCTTGGTCGACGGCGCGGGACGCCCGCGTGAGCAGCAGGGTGGCGTTGTTGGGGGCGGTGGCCATGTAGTCGGGTACGAGATCGTCGATGGTGGCGTACGTCATCGCTGCCTCCTTCCAGTGCTGTGCGCGGGCGGGCGCACACCCCTCCAGAGCCCCACCCGCCCGCGCGCTCGTGGGGTCAGCCCGCGTCGAAAACCGCGGTCGTGACCGAGGTGGGCGTAGTGCCCGCGTAGTCCCACCACACGCTGCCGTCGGCCTGCCGAAAGGACGGGTCGAACGGGCCGAAAATCGCGTACCCGGCCGCGGGGATGGACGTGCCGGCCAGGTCGCCGACGGGCAGCGACGACGGGCCCACCACGGTCGGGTTGATGAACGTCGGCACGATGGCCGAGTCGTCGCCGTTGAGGATGAAGATGAACCGGTGCGGCGCCCACGGGAAGCTGTTGCCGTCAGTGGTCTGTGCGGCCACGTCGACGGCGGTCGGGATGATGCCGGCCTCGGTCATCGCGGTGACGGCTACTGCAGTACGCGCCATGTCACTCGGCTCCGAACTTCTCGATGAGATCGTTCTTCGTGAGCGCGTCGGCGTCGTCCGGGGTCATCCCGTTGTGGACTGCCCAGCCGACCCACTCCGCTTTCGAGGCTGTCTTGGCGGGCCGCTGCGGCTCTTCCTCGACGGCTTCGACGTAGGCGGTGCCGTCCTCGTTGACGCGCTTGAGGTAGCCCTTGACGGCTTTCTCCTGCATCACCTCGGGGAGGGGCAAGTCCATCTCCCAGATGGTCCCGCCCTCTCCCCGGTAGTACGCGCTCTCGGCCACCAGCTCAGACGCCCTTCGGGAGCAGCAGCGCGTCGATGGCGCCGGTCATGCCGGTCTCGAAGTCGATCTCCATCGTGCCGTTGCCCTGCAGCACACGGCCGGACTCGAACGGGCCGAGGTACTGCACGCCGGTCGTGGCGGCGACGGTGACGGTGAGGTCGCCCTGGCCGGCCGCGAGCGCCGGCGGGTAGTCGCCCGCTCGCACGGTGACCACGTTGGTCGAGCCCTCCGTGTTCGTGACGCGGAGGACGGTCCGCTCCGGTTCGGCGGCGTTGATGACGACTCCGTTGGTGACGAGCGTGGAGTCGATGGTGGTGGCGCCGGTGGCGCCGTTGAGGCCCCCGTTCGCGACAAGCGCGCGGGGAGTGACAGCGGTACGAGGCATGGGTCAGCTCCTCAGCTCTTCGAGGCGGTGAGGACCGCCAGCGAGTCGGGCCGGATCAGCTTGGCTCCGTACACGTACAGGCCACGCAGCCGGTCAGCGAAGCGCACCTCACTGCGCAGGGCCTCGGTCTTGGTGACCTGCTCGGCGAAGGTGAGCGCCTGGGGTACGCCGGCGATGACGGCGTAGTCGTCGCCGGTGATGAGCGGCGCGTTGTTCGAGGTGTAGATGGTGAACCCGGCCGCCCGGCCGACCTTGCCGTTGAGCAGCGGCTCGGTGGAACCGCTCTTCTCGGCGTTGATGAAGTTCGCGTTCTTCTGCAGCAGGCCGTGGTACCACTCCGGGATGACGACGCGCCGGTTCATCTTGGGCACGTTCGCCTCGGACAGCTTCACTCCGAGGTCGACCAGCGCGTTGTAGGCGGCGTCGCCGGTGGTGATGGCGGTGGTGGTGATGGTGTTGGCCGACTGGACCGAGGTGTAGAACCCGGCCAGGTACTGGTCGACCACGTCGGCGATGCCGTACGCAGCCTCCTCCATCGCCTCGGGGACGACGTTGCCGCGGGCCTGCGCCATGTCGACGTCGTCGACCGAGAACGCCCAGTACTTCTCCTGATCAACGACCAGGGTCCGCTGGGCGTCGGTCAGTTCCTCGTAGGAGATGTCGGCATTGCGGGTGTAGCTGTTGATGGTGGGGCGGGAGACGGAGGTGATCCGCACGGTGTCTCCGGCTGCCTTGATTTCGCCCTCGTAGTCGCGGTTGGTGAACGCCTCGGCGTACACGTGCGACTTCTTCAGGCTGGACAGCAGGAGAGCGGACCAGATCTCCGGCCGAAACCGTGTGATCGCCATGATGTCCTCTCAGGGGTTACATGAGGTGCTTGAGCTTGCCTTCCGCATACGCCTTCGCTATCTGGTCGGGCGTCATGTTGGCGAGCTGCTGTTCGGTGATGGGCTGGCCCTCGCCCGGGGAGCCGGTGAACTCTCCGCCGGAGACGGCGGGAGCGGGTGGCGTGGTGGACGAGGTTGGGGACTGTGCTGCGAGCCACGGGTTCGACTGCAGGATCGCGCCGAGCTTGGTGCGCAGCTGGTCGTTGAAGCCGGCCGCGTTGGGGTCGAGCTCGGCGGCCAGGTTGGTGAACGCCGTGCTGTCGAACAGGGCCTGGCTGTTGATGCCGAGCGCGGACGCCGCGGCGAAGGCGTGCATCGACACGAGCGCGGTGCGCTCTGAGACGCGACGCTTCGCGTTCTCGGACCGCTGGTCGGCGATCTCCTTCTGCGCCCACTGGGGGAGCCGGGAGACGTCCCGCGTCCCGTCGTCGGCCGGCGGCTGCTGTGCGGCCGTCGGGGGCGGTGTGGGGATGGCGGGTGGCGGTGTCCACTGCGGAGCCTGCGGCGTGGGCTGCTGGT